CAACATGAAAGCCGGTTGTGCTAAGAAAAAGGCAAACGAAGCAATTGCGCCCCATGGCTCACCAGAAAATGAATTTCAACTGATGAAAGCAGGTACCAAGCCTGCTGCACTTGTAGACCCTGATAGATTTTTAAAAATGTATAAACCGGTGGCTGACAAGCTCGGATGGCCTTATCAGCAAATCAAACTTGCAGATTACAATTACAACAACTATGTTGTTGGTTACAACAACTATGTTGTTGGTCAGCCAGGCGAAGAAAAACGAGTACAACGTTTAGCAACACTTTTGCAAGATATGAACGCAAACCTTGCTCTTGGTATAAAACCCACCAAGGAATATCATATCGAAATGGGCCGTTTGCTAGGATACAGCAATCAAGACATTCAAGATTTTTTAAAAAAAGTCGATCTTGCTGAAAGAGATAAGAAAAAATGAACTTAGACGACCTAAAACGACTTGCAGGAATAAACGAATTCAAAGGCTATACGCCTTACGAAGGGTCTAATATCTCTGTCACCGGCATGGAAAAGCGTCGTATAGAAAAAGAAAAGAATATCAAGCCTGGCGACAAAGAATGGTTTGAATTGTGGTTTAATCTTCCCTATATGACAGGTGCGCTAAATACAAAGCCGGGATTTAGAGGAAGAACAAAAAAATGAGATTTAGTGAAATCATCACCGAAGCATCGAAGCCAAAGGACTACGGTATTCCGGCGGCGATTGATCCTGACGTAGAAAGAACTATTCCAGGCACATTTATTGTACCTGAATTAAGAAACACTGACCCTTATTTGCAATATAGAATGGGATTGGCACTTGCAGTTGCTCAAGCAACTAAAACTAGAGAAGTCAAGTTTAATCAAGAAACTGCATGGGCAGAAAACTTTATTACTACTGCATATGCTGAAGAAGAGCACGAAACTATTAAGACAGCAGCAAAACTGATGGGGGTTAAGGCCGTTCAAGTTACCAGTACAAAAAGTCAAGAAATTGATGGCATTAACAAAAACAGTCCAGTCGCTAAGCCGAAACCGAACAAGTACGGAGTTTGAAATGAAAATAAGAGAAATTATGAGCGAGGCTGCGGGTGGTAAGTTGTCAAAAAGAGAACAAGAAGCAACTGTAGGACTGCATACATACAATGATGGTCCGAAGTTAGGAACTTTTGGAAGCGACTACGGTCAGTATAGACTGATGATGGCTCTTGCTTGTTCGGACGGAAAAACACCCCCGGATATGGATTCTTTAAGTTGGATAGGTAAGAAAAAAACTGCACACCCTTATACAGAAATTGAAGCAGAAATGCTCAAACAAGGATATAAAATTGTAGGATTAGACTACAAAGACTTAAATAAAAATGACTTAAACAGCAAAGAAATCAGCAGTATAAACAAAGTTAGCCCAGTTGCTAAACCAAAAACAAACAAGTACGGTGTATAATGAAAATACAAGATTTGTTCGAAGCAAAAGGAACCAAGGCAGAAGCAGGTTATCAACCCAATCCTAAGAATGGTCAAAAATGTATTAATTGTACTATGTGGAGAGATCCAAACAAATGTAGTGCAGTAGCAGGAAACATAAATCCAAATGGTTGGTGCAACTGGTATGCAGGCGGCGCTTATGGCAAACGCGGCAAAAAGGTTGCTGAATCATTGAGTATTTTGTCACAATGGAAAAATGATGAACCAGCAGGATATGTAAAACAACTGGTAAAGTTTTTTAAAAACCCAGACGAGCTTACCCATATGAGAGCTGTTTGGTATAACAAAGACGGATTTAAAAGAATTGAAGTGCTGGATGAGTTTATACTACACTCGTCACCTTTACCACATTATGATTATGTTTATTCGTATGTTGATTTAAAGGTACCGCACGAGCTGTCTGACGACTTGGCAAAAAGCAGCGAAAGCATTTTAATAGATCATCTAAAGGGCGAAGTAGGTGCAAGATGTGCAAGTTTAAGCGCAAACGCAGTAACTCTCCAGTATGTAATGGATGTTGTAGAAGGAAATATTAAACCATCAAAATCTGAATACGAAAAACGTATCAAATCGATGAAAAAAATGTTTGCTGATGGAAAACGTTTTGAATTAGATTGGTGGCCAGATGTTACTAAAGATACTGATCCAAAAAATACATATTATAAAGAAACAAAAATGAATGAAGATGGTCGCATTGTAAAAGGTATTAACACTACAGTGGATGTAGGCCCAAATGAAATTAAAATTCAAAGTGCTAAGTTTGGAAATCGTGTTGATAAAGACGGAAACCCTCCGTCGCTGAGAACAGATGGTAAAGTTACAGAAGAAACATACACTTTACGAGAATGGGCAGCAATGCAAGGCGGGCATACTATAGAAGAAAAGCACAGACTCTACAAGCTGTTTGATTGGAATAAATATTAATATGTTAATTCGTGAATTAAAAGATACACAGATTTTTTCAATCTTTGTTGCAACTGTACAAGTTAAACAAAGCTTTTATAGTCAGTGGATCCCTGTGCAAGTGTCTGCCCGTAACATGCAAGAAGCAAAACAACAAATTTTAGCTCAGTACGGCAAAGATTCAAAAATTGTTGGATTAAAAAAAGCAAAATGAAAATTAACGAAGTTGTTGAGGCAGGAGATCTAGCATACGAAGAATATGCAACCGGTAGACCTGCTCAAGTTAAGGGCAACGAGCCTATGCCAAAAAAGAAAGCAGGCAGAACTAAACATCCATATCACGGTAAATTAGTTGGCGCAATGGAAGAAACTCAAATAAATGAAGCACTTCCTGCACTTATACCAGCATTAATCACTGCTATTAGAATAGGTGGTCCACCGTTATTAAAATGGTTGGGTAAAAAAGGTGCGCAAGGTGCTGCAAGAGTTGCAGTAGGTGCTGGCCGAGCGGCTATTAAACGTCCTATAACTACTGCAATAGGTGCTACAGGTGTTGCAGGATATAATTATATAGCAGACTTAATACCCGACTTACCTAAAGAATTACTCAATATAATGATAAAATATTCTATTCCGGCTGCGGTAGTATTAGGACTTATCTACGGTGGTAAAAGTCTTTATGATTATCTTAGAAATAAAGAACAAGCAGCAACTACTGAATCAATAGATCGCAACCTCATCGCTTTCATACAAGAATCGGCATCGTCGGGTGCTACCGGCGCAGGCGCTATGGCAACTGTAATAAATCCTTCTAAAAAATCTAAAAAACCTAAAACGTGGAAACCCACAGACAATGCATTAGATATGAAAAATACAAGTTTATTTGGTACAACGCTAATAAAACGATAAATATAATAAAGATTTCGGAGAATACAATGAAAAATAAAAAAATTAGCGAAGGCCTATCAGAGTTAGCAAGTGCAACAGACTTGGATCACGAAGTTCAAATGGCACGAGCAGAATTATACAAAATTGCAGATTACGCTATTAAACTTCATAGTCTTTTAAAAAGTGTTTCTGAAGAAGAAGGAATAGAAGCGTGGCAACAGTCAAAAATTACTAAAGCTGCTGATTATATTGGATCTGTATTCCATGCATTGGATTACGACAAAAAGACACAGTCGCCAGTAGGGCCGCCTACAATAGTTGCGCCTGCGACAGCTATGACATCTATTCCAGTGCAACTAGGAATGTCAGAATCTGAAGTCAACAATTATAAATCTTTACTTGAAAAAGCAAAATCAAAAGCACAACAAAAGTTTATGGGAATGGTTTATGCTGCAAAGAAAGGCGAAAAGCCTGCTAGTAAAGCAGTAGCAAAAGCTGCTAAAGGTATGAGCAAAGGTGACGCAAAAGATTATGCTAAGACAAAACATAAAGGACTGCCTGCACATGTAAGCGAGGACCCCGACGACGATGATAACACAAGAAATTCCGTTACTCGTCAAGCAAGTAACCCAGGTCAAGCTGCTGCGTGGAAAAAAGATGCAATAAATCGCAGCGAAGCGGCATTACGTAAATACCCAGAATTTTTTACTAACGATCATTTAGATAGAGTAGATGCAATTTACGATATTATTGACCGAGTTCTTACTCCGTCAAGAATATTTGTGACTCACAGATTTGGTGGGAAGACTGGACCGTTTACAGCATTTTCGATATATGATCCAACCTGGCCTAGCATTATGGGACGCAGTCGTTCGGTACGTGATCGTGATTTTTACGAACCTATTGCAAAGCTCGGTGGAGTGTATCATGAGCCATTGAAAAGTGGATCACCTGGATTTATTATGCACGTTACAAAATGATAGAATTTGCCGAAGACAAAGTTTGGAAAACAATTGATCCGGACGATCTTTGGGTACTAGACAAACTAATTTTATCTAAAAAATTATATTATAATTGTGGCCCGGTTGGTTTAGAAGTAACCAAACCGGGTTATTATATTGTGCGTCCGTGTGTCAACATGCAAGGACTAGGGCTTGGTGCACAACGAGTATGGTTAGAAAATTCTACAAAACATTTACCAGTAGGATATTTTTGGTGTGAATGGTTTGAAGGCAAACATCTAAGCATTGATTATTATCAAGGAAAGCAAGTTCTAGCAGTAGAAGGGCACAAACCCGAGGATACATTTACACGTTGGGATCACTGGGTTAAAGTATCTGATAGAATTTCTATGCCAAGTATTATCAAGCCTTTTGTTGACAAGTATGAATGGATCAACATAGAATACATTGGCAAAAAAGTAATAGAAGTACATTTTAGGCATAATCAAGATTTTGAAGATAACATCACTCATTTTATACCTGTTTGGGAAGGAGAAAGCATTGACCCCCCGGATGGGTATACCTACAAACACTATCCAGACGTACATGGAAGAATTGGTGCTTTTATAAAATAAAATATTGACTTTTTCGATATTTTGTATTATATTTAGACAAAGGAGTACATAATGAGTGATAGAGTTTACGGACCTGAAGAAAAAGCCAAACTAGAAAGACTAGTGAAAGAAGGCGTTAGTGTTATGCAAGAAGTTGACGATCTTACTAGTGGCCTTAGGGACACAATTAAAAGTATTGCAGAAGAACTAAACGTTAAACCTGCAATAATTAATAAAGCAATCAAAATTGCAATGAAAAGAGATTGGACTAGGCATCAAGATGCGTTTGAGGATCTAGAGACTCTTGTTTCTACACTAGGGTACGACAAAGAATAATGGCCGACCCGGTTGTTCACAAAGACATCTTAGGAAACGAAATTAGCATGGGAGATACCGTTGTGTATCCCTTACAAAACTCTTTAAGAATTGCGATTGTAAAAAAAATTAATCCAAAGATGATTACCGTAGTTGGTGTAAACAAGTCGTGGCCAGATAGAAAATATCCCACAGACTTATTAGTAGTCAATGATCCTAAAATTACAATGTATTTGTTAAAGCATACTAAGTAATGCACAGAGTCGCTCACTTACGAGCATGTAGATGGTTAGTTGGCCAATAAACAACAAAGGAGTAGTAAGTGCCGTATGTTGACGCAATGTTCGACCGTGATAATGATGTTATCCGATTAGTTGAACGAAAAGATGGTAAGAGAATTTATCAAGAATATCCAGTAAAATATACTTTCTATTATGTAGATCCAAAAGGAAAATACAAAAGTGTGTATGGAGATCCACTAAGTAGAATAGTTTGCAAGAACACTAAAGATTATAGAAAAGAACTTGCAATTAATAAAAATAAAAAACTTTTCGAATCAGATATCAATCCGATATTTCAATGTCTAAGTGAAAATTATGAAAATCAAGATGCACCAAAGTTAAATGTTGCATTTTGGGACATTGAAACTGACTTTGATCCAGAGCGCGGATTTGCGCCAACCAGTGATCCTTTTATGCCAATTACTGCAATTACAGTTCATCTACAATGGATGAATGCATTGATCACATTGGCTGTTCCACCAAAAACTCTTAACATGGAACAGGCTAAAGAAACCTGTTCTGAATGGGGTGACAACTGTATTTTGTTTGAAAAAGAAGCAGATATGTTGGACACCTTCTTGGATTTGATCAAAGATGCAGATATTCTTAGTGGGTGGAACAGTGAAGGATATGATGTACCTTACACTGTTAATAGAGTAGCTCGTGTTCTAAGCAAGAATGATACTCGACGCTTTTGTTTGTGGGATCAATATCCTAAAAAGCGCGAATATGAAAAATATGGAAAAACTTCTGAAACCTTTGACTTTGTGGGTCGTGTACACATTGACTCATTAGAACTGTATCGTAAGTATACATACGAAGAACGTCACAGCTACAGACTAGACGCTATTGGTGAATATGAACTTAACGAAAGAAAAACAGCATACGAAGGCACACTAGATCAGCTTTACAACAACGACTTTAGAACCTTTATCGAATACAACAGACAGGACGTTGCACTACTAGACAAACTAGATAAGAAGCTTCGCTTTATTGATCTAGCAAATGAAATTGCCCACGACAACACAGTTTTGTTGCAAACCATTATGGGTGCAGTTGCAGTTACAGAACAGGCAATTATTAACGAAGCACATAGACGCGGTATGCAGGTTCCGAATAGAAGAGATCACGGCGGAAATACACAGGCTGCTGGCGCTTATGTAGCATATCCAAAAAAAGGATTGCATCAGTGGATAGGATCTATGGACTTGAACAGTTTGTATCCTAGTGTTATTAGAGCATTAAATATGGCTCCAGAAAGTATTGTTGGACAATTACGTCCAGAATACACTGATCAATATATTCACGAGCAGATGACCTTGCACAAAAAAAGCTTTGCTGCTGCATGGGAAGGCTTGTTTGGAACATTTGAATACACGTGGGTTATGGAGCAGCGCAGAGACAAAACTATCACTATCGATTGGGAAGATGGACGCACTGATGTATTAAGTGGTGCAGAAATTTATAGGCTAATGTTTGATAGTAACATGCCATGGATGATCAGTGCTAACGGTACTATCTTTACACACGAGTTTGAATCTGTTATTCCCGGACTGCTAGCACGGTGGTACAAAGAACGCAAAGAGCTACAGGCAATGCTTAAAAAAGCCAAAGATGCAGGCAATGAAACTGAAATTTCGTTCTGGGATAAACGTCAGCTAGTTAAAAAGATTAACCTAAACAGTTTGTACGGTGCTATTCTCAATCCTGGTTGTAGATTCTTTGATAAACGCATAGGTCAGAGTACTACGCTTACTGGTAGACAAATTGCCAAACACATGGCCAGTAAGGTAAATGAAATTGTTACAGGCGATTATAATCATGTTGGAAAGGCTGTGATCTACGGCGACACTGACTCTGTATATTTTAGTGCATATCCAGTGCTTAAGAATGACATAGACGCTGGCATTATTCCGTGGAATAAAGAAAATGTTATTACAATATATGATCAAATAGCCGACGAAGTAAATAAAACATTTGGCGAATTTATGGGTACATCATTTCATTGTCCTAAAACTCGCGCCGAAGTTATAAAAGCCGGCAGAGAAATAGTTGGCGAAACTGGATTGTTTATCACAAAGAAAAGATATGCTGTTCTAGTTTATGATGAAGAAAATAAACGCAAAGACGTCGATGGCAAGCCAGGCAAAATCAAGGCAATGGGGTTGGACTTAAAAAGATCCGACACACCTGTTTTCATGCAGGATTTTCTATATAATCTTCTTACAATGGTACTGTTACGAGAACCGGAAAAAGCAATATTAGAAAGCATTTCGACATTTAGAAGAGATTTTAAAAGCAGACCCGGTTATGAAAAAGGATCTCCTAAGCGGGCCAATAACATACAAGCATATCAGCGAGAAGAAGCAAAACTGGGCAAGGCAAATATGCCCGGGCATGTTAGAGCAAGTATCAATTGGAATACATTGAAAAGAATGAACGGAGACAAATACAGTCAAGAAATTGTCGACGGTATGAAAGTTATTGTATGCAAAATAAAACAAAATCCATTGGAATTTACAAGTGTTGCATATCCAACAGACGAGTTGCGTTTGCCACAATGGTTTAAGGATTTGCCATTTGATGATTCGGCTATGGAAGAAGTTATTATTGACAATAAATTAGATAATTTGATTGGCGTGCTAAATTACGATTTGCAGTCAACTAAACAAAATACAACATTTAACTCTTTGTTTGAATGGGAATAATATGCAAATAGGTAAAGCAAACTATGTCTAAAAATGGAAAAATAGGAATTGTATTCTCTGCATTTGACCTTTTACATGCAGGTCATATCGGTATGCTACGTGAAGCAAAACAACATTGCGACTATCTTATTGTAGGGTTACAAACAGATCCTACAATAGATAGACCAGATACAAAAAACAGACCGGTGCAAACACTGGTAGAACGATATACACAATTAAATGCAGTCAAGTTTGTTGACGAGATTGTGCCATATCAAACAGAACAAGAAGTAGTAGATATACTGGAACTTTTTGAAATTGACATACGATTTTTAGGAGAAGAATACAGAGAAAAAGATTTTTCAGGCAAAGATGTATGTCGCAAACGTGGTATTGAACTACATTTTAATAAACGAGATCATAGATTTAGCAGTAGCGATTTGCGCAAGCGAGTGGCAGATGCAGAAAATACAAAAGAAAGATAATATAAAAAACATGAATAAATTTATTTTTGACGTTGACGGAACACTTACTCCTAGTAGAGGAAAGATAGATTCTATTTTTGAAGAATTTTTTTTATTATTTTGTCAGAAAAACTCTGTATACTTGGTCACTGGGTCTGATTATGCTAAAACACTTGAACAATTAGGCAAAGATGTTTGTCTTTCTGTAAAAACAATATATAATTGTTCTGGAAACGAAGTAAGAAAAAACGAAACGCTGATTAAGTCCAGCGACTGGAAGTTACCAAAAGATGCAAAAGATTGGTTGCTGAATCAGTTATCTCAAAGCGTGTTTCCATTAAGAACCGGAAATCATATTGAAGAACGTACAGGAACTGCAAATTTTAGTATAGTTGGAAGAAATGCAACATTAAAAGAAAGAATGTTGTATGTTCAACACGATAGTGCAACTGGAGAAAGAGAACGCATTGCATCGGAGTTTAATCAAATGTTTAGCACACTAGATGCAAAAATTGGCGGAGAAACTGGCATTGACATTTTTTTAAAAGAACATGACAAACGTCAAATACTCGACGATTTTAATAAAATAGACAAACTCTTTTTCTTTGGAGATCGCATGTCTAGTAATGGAAACGATTATCCATTATCTTACAAAATTGAACTTTATAATCTCGGGGTTTGCTTTGCTGTTAGAGATTGGCGAGACACGTTTGAACGCTTGGTATATTTACAGGAGGCCCGTATAGCAGCATGATAGTAATTGCAGGATTTGGTTTTGTTGGAAAAGCATATTACAATGCATTTAAATCATATAGAAGTATTGAAATTGTGGATCCTAAATACAACAACAATAAAATACAAGACATGGAAAAACTTAGAGGTGTAATTGTTTGTGTATCCACACCGCAAGATACCGATGGTAGTTGTTATATGGAAAATGTTTATAACGTTGTTGCTGACGTACCAGAACATGTACCAATTATGATCAAAAGTACAATCAGTCTAGATGGATGGGATCAGTTAACCGAAAAGTTTCCTACTCATCTAATAACCTTCAGTCCAGAATTCTTGCGGGCAGCAACCGCAGACGAAGATGTAAAAAATACAACACATGTATTTTTGGCAGGCGGAAATACAGACTATTGGAGAGACTTCTACAGTTATGCATTTCCTGAAGTTAAAATTACCGTTTGTTCACCTAAAGATGCAATTGCAATTAAATATTTTAGAAATTCGTTCTTAGCAACAAAATGTAGTTTTTTTAATGAAGTTTACGAATTCTGTCAAACAATAGGTCTTGATTATGACACTGTTCGATATGGAGTGGCTGCAGATACTAGAATTGGCGACAGTCATACATTTATCGACATACTCACTCGTGGCTGGGGCGGATATTGCTTTCCAAAAGACACGGCTGCTCTTCTAAAAATGGCAGAACATAATAGTATAAATCTAAATACACTTAAAGCAGCCGTTGAATCTAATAAAAATATTAGAAAAAATAATTGACTTTTAAGCAATCTAACATATAATAAAACAAATTGGAGAAAAACATGAAAGACATTTTACAAGACATTGTTTCGCATACTTACAGCTTAGGCTTTATTACAACTCTTAAGGTTACTGCTGACAATACTACAACTGCTGTCGACAGCATGGCAGATGATAGGTCAGTTATTATAACTGGAACTACACATACGCCCGTTAAAGAATTTTCTGGTGTCTTTGGTATGCCTGATTTAAATAAACTAGCATACCATTTAAAAAATCCTGAATACAAAGAAAAGGCCAAGATCGATGTTAAACAGGAAAGTCGCGATGGCGAACTGATGCCTACGCATATGCATTTTGAAAACGCAACTGGAGACTTCCAGAATGACTACAGATTCATGGATCGACGTGTGATTGAAGAAAAGCTCAAATCAGTTAAGTTCAAAGGCAACAGTTGGGATGTTGAAATAGAACCAACTGCGGCCGCGATAGCTAGAATGAAATTGATGGCTGGTGCTCATTCTGAAGAAAAAGTGTTCTATGTTAAAACTGAAAACAACAATCTTAATTTCTGTTTTGGCGATGATAACACACACGCTGGCAAATTTACATTCCAGCACAGTATTACTGGAAAACTTTCTCATACTTGGGCATGGCCTGTACCTCAAATTATTGCTATCCTCGGACTTGACGGCGATAAAAAATTGTCAATCACAGATCAAGGTGCAATGAAGATTACTGTTGACAGTGGTATGGCCAAGTACGATTACATACTTCCTGCACAACAAAAGTAAGGAGTTAATCATGGAACCGTTTGATATTAAAGAGTTTGCACAAATGTTTGACGCAGCACTTGCGTCAGACAACCCTACTGTTAAAAAAGCATTGCGCAACTTTATGATGGTAGCTGCAATTGTTCATGCACAAGAACTAAACGAAGACGAAAGATTAGCAGGCCCGTTCGAGGCGTTGCTTAAAAAAGTACAAGATCTTGAACGCATATTTTTTGAATTACAAAAAACCCAAAATATTAATATTAATTATAAAGAATTCCCAGTTAATACTAATCCGTGGGTTTATTTAGGTCCTTCTACTACAAGTGCTGTCAGCACTACAAGTATTAGTAACATAAGCACTAGCCAAGGTTTACAAGAACTATTGAAAGATTTAACGTTTAAATGAATACAAACCTAACCGAAACGCAACAAGATTATGCTGTATTTTTGCCCAGCATTAGCGGTTTTTATGCTACCTATGTTGGTAAACAACGATTCTCCGATTATGTAGATCCTGCACGAATTCCTGCAGGACTTGGTTCAGTAGAAGCTCTGAATTTTTTAAATTCCAAAGAGGGTGCATTTCACTACAAGTGGGCATTGTACTCTGCAGGACATGCCGAACTTGATACAAACAAGCAATCTGAAAAAGAAGACATGCTTAGAAACAGAGACCGAGACAACAGTTGGTTATTGGGCGATTCGGGCGGGTTCCAAATTGCAAAAGGACTATGGCCAGGAAATTGGACTGACCCTAATTGTCCTCACGCACAGAAAAAACGTGAGCTAGTTGTAAATTGGATGGAAGAGTACATGGATTATGGCATGATGCTGGATATTCCAACATGGACCTTCCAAAACAAAAAAGCTGCTAAAGCTGCAAACATTTATAGCTATCAAGATGCTGTAGATGCTACGCATATCAATGCTCGTTATTATATGAACAATAGACGAGGCAACTTTAAGGTGCTTAATGTTCTGCAAGGTAGTAATCATGCCGATGCAGATCATTGGTATAACGAATTCAAAGACTATTGCGATCCTAAAAAATATCCAGACACACATTTCAATGGATGGGCAATGGGTGGACAAAACATGTGCGACGTTCATTTGATTCTTCGTAGAATTGTTACAATGATTCATGACGGATTACTTGAACAAGGTATACATGATGTAATGCACTTTCTTGGCACAAGTAAACTGGAATGGGCAGTGTTGTTAACTGATATCCAACGTGCTGTAAGAAAATATCATAATCCAAATTTTATGATTACATATGATTGTGCAAGTCCGTTTCTTGCTACAGCAAATGGGCAAGTTTATCACACTATACGAATGGAAGATCGTGGCAAATGGAGTTACATGATGAGTCCAAGTATTGACGATAAAAAGTATTCAACAGATTCGAGATCTTTTAAAGAAGCATATATAGAATACAAAACAGACGAAGCAAACAAAATTTCAGACCCAATACGAAGGAAGGATGTACTGTCTAAGATTGGATTTGAAGATTCTCCAATCAGTAGTCACCTAGCTGTTAAAGATGTATGTATCTATAAACCAGGCGATTTAAACAAAATCGGCAAGGAAGGAAAAACCAGCTGGGATAGTTTCTCCTATGCACTGCAAATGGGTCACAATGTATGGATGCACATAGAGAGTACTCAACGTGCAAATAGATGCTATGATGCAAATCAGTATCCTTATATGTTAATCGAAGAAAAATTTGATAAAAAACTTTTTAGAGATATAGTTGATGAAATCTTTAGTTTAAAAGACAGAAACAAAAGTCTTGAATTGATTGACAAACACAGCAGATTTTGGATGCAGGTTATCGGCACTAGACTCAATGTCGGTAAGAAAACCGTTAATGCTCTTACAAACTATCAAAAACTATTAGAAGAAGAATATGTAGAAATTACCGAAGAACTGATCAGCAAAGAAGAATCTGATCGTTGGGAAAAGAAAACAGTTAAAACAAAAGTGTTTATGCCAGATGCATTATGGGAGGACAATTAATGAGTAATTATAACACCGACGATGATAAGTTAAAAGCTCATCTCGAAGAGTTAAAAAGAAAACACAGAGAGCTAGACGATTATATCAAGATAGAGTTTAACAATCAAAATATTATTCCAGAAGTGTATAAATTAAAAACACAGAAGCTATGGCTCAAAGATGAAATACACAGAATAGAAACTAAATTATTGAATCACGGTATCATTGCTAATGGAATTGTCTGAGAAAAAATTAAAACTACAAGCATTAGAAATTGCACTAACAGACTTGGATCGTATAATAGAAACATTAAAAACTCAATCATATCCAGATGATCAAGTAAACGAATATGTTAAAAAACGGTGGTCTATATGGAATGAAATACATCAGGTAAAAAAATTATGAAAAGAATTTATGAACAAGGAACAAAAGAACAAATACAGTACTTTGTTGGCACAGAAGTTGAACATACTCCGGCAATTGGCCGCAAAACTCTGTTTGTAGTAGGTATAAAAGATCCTGACGAAATTAGAGTTATTGCAAATGCAAACAATGCTGATCATATTTACTTAGGAGCAAATCAAAGTTTTTCTATAACTGGAAAATGGGGTACAGAAGAAGAGATAGCAGGTTGGGAAGGCATGGCATTATCTTTATTGAAGTCAGGTTTTTGGGTAACTCTAGACTTCGACATCAATTATATCGAATGGGTCCTCGAAACTGGAATTACCACTTATAATAAATTTATTCCTATGATATCTGCAAAACTTCCTTATATATCACAACTTGGATATAACGCTTGCATTAAATTAGACGACAAAAACTTTGATGCAACAAATCCTGGTGTTTGGACACACAGAGTTCATGACCTGTTGGATAAATCTCTATTTACAGATTGGTCAAAGTACACAACTGACAACATTATCAGTTGACGTTGCAGAAAACATCCGTTATAATAATGATTATAGACACAAGCTCATTTGAACATTATTACGAGTATATGTTAAGAAAGACTAGAGAAAAAAGAATGGTAACAGACACAATAAAGAGTATTTGGGTAACTTTTCGAAAAGAAGGTGTACACTTGTATCCAGCAGCAGCTACTGACCCTAAGCTGGCCACAGGTGATTGGGACGATGTAAGCTTTTTAGGTGTTCCACACAGACATATTTTTCAATTTAAGGTTCGTATTGAGGTATTCCATGACGATCGCGACATTGAATTTATTCAGTTCAAACGTTGGCTGGAGAAACTCTACAGCGAAGATATTATACAACTCGATCACAAGAGCTGTGAAATGATCAGCGACGAGTTGTATGAAGAAATTTCTGCAAGGTATCCGGGCCGCTTTGTAGAAATAGAAGTCTCCGAAGACGGAGAAAACGGCTCATTAATCTCTTATCACAACACTAAACAGTAACGCCAGCTAAAGGAGAAATTAAATGGCAATTACTAACCACATCGTTAAAAAAGTATTCGCGGATCTCGATGAGTTTCGCAACTTTTGTCGATTTGAAGGACATGTTTTTAACGAAGCACACCTATACAAATCTGATACAAGAGCGTGGCAAGCTTTTACAAAGCATAGAAACTGGCTTCGTGCAAAATCAAGAGTTAAAGGTAAATCATAATGCCTGGCAAAGTTATAAAAGCAAGCAGACTTTAAAAGGGTTAACTAGGGAATAAAATGAGTTTTAGAAAGTTATTCTACTGTGGTCTTGAAAGTTATGAATCAAGATACACTTTGCAACTTGAAGCATGGAATCGTGCAGTGTTTGAACGCCGTGGCATTGAGTATATCTCAGTGCCCGGTGTTACCATTGATAACACCAAATCTATTCAAGTTGGACAGGTGTTGGATGCACATGGACGATCGTACTTTGCGATGAGTCAGATGATGAATCTTGTGCAGATGATGCGCAACGGTGAAGTAACAGGCGACGACGTGGTCTTTTTTGAAGATATGTTTCAACCTGGTATTGAATCGCTTCCATATATTATGAATCAAATTCCTGCAGAACAGCGTCCTCGAGTTTGGGTACGCTGTTTAGCACAAGCAGTTGATCCCGATGACTTTGTACACGTTTGGGGTATGAGTAAATGGATGAGTTTGTATGAAGCAATGGTAAATGAGTTTGTTACTGGCGTTCTTGCTAGCAACGAAGAAATGGTTGCTCATATGAAAATTGCCAACTGGCGTGCACCACTTTATAATGTTAGTGGTCTTGCGTTTGGCAAGGCAGAAGTTCAAGGTCGTGTAAACAACATTATTAAACCCTGGGCAGACCGTGCAAATCGAGTGGTATTTGCTGCACGTTGGGATCAAGAAAAGCAACCAGACTTCTACATGGACATTGCTGAGGAAATTGGCGGATATAACACAGAATTTGCCATTCTACAAGGCGGTCCACTGCGTTCAAACAATCCTAAATACATTGAACGTGCAAGAAAACTAGAAGCAGAAGGCAAACTTGAGATCTACGAAAATCTCAAAAAGAACGAATATTATGACATTCTAAATGATAGCAGAGTGTTGTTTAACTGTGCGTTACAAGATTGGACCAGCAACACTGTAAGTGAAGCAGATGCTCTTGGCTGTAATGTGCTTTTTCCTGCTTATCGAAGTTTTCCAGAAATCTTTGCCAACGATCACACAAGGTTGTATGTTCCGTGGAGCAAAGACGACGCAATGGCAAAACTCGATAATCTATTAATAACACAACACAAAGACATTGGTAAAATCTCCGATTGGACTGATAGCACTATTGATCGTTACATTGACATTATGCAAGACAACGGTGAACAGTGGCGTAGAGACAGCAATCGTTATAGAGATCATGTATCGGAGAAAAAGTATTGAGTAGAGCTAATATACACAAATCTCATGCACCAAAATGTGCATTGCCAGACTGTAATAATCTAGTTCATTATATAAACAAATCTAAAAGAAGTGATAACTCTGACAGTTATCACTGGAATACTTTATGTCCACGCCATCTAAATACTATACAAGGCAAAAGTGAAGTAAAAACTTTTAAAGAAGATCGTGGATGCGAAGCTGTTAAAGTCGGATTTGAGTGTCCAGGAAATCATGGTCAATTCCAAATTGATCATATTGATGGAAATAAATATAACGTTGACGAAAATAATATAGCAATATTATGTCCTAACTGCCATCAACGAAAAACTCTTGAAAATAAAGATTATAATAGAAGATATAAAGTTCAAATTGATTTACCATCAAATTTGTGGGTGATTACATTATGAAAGTATTAGTTACAGGAGCCACTGGTTATATCGGAAGTCACGTTTGTAAAATTCTAAAAGAACACGGTCATTATGTTGAAGCATGGGATATTAATATTCACGGAGAATATAATGATATTCAAAGCTACTGTGACCAATATTTTCAATATGATATTACAAAAAAGGTAACAGGTAGTTACGATGCTGTAGTACATTTAGCAGGGCGCAGTATTGTACCTATTTCTTTAAAAGAACCTACTGAATATTACAGAGTTAATGTTATGGGTACTGCAAATCTTTTAGATAGGATTGATACAGGGCATGTACTTTTTGCAAGTACATCAAGTGCATGGGAAATGGCAAGCCCTTATGCTAGAAGTAAAGTTGCAGCGGAAGATGTAATCAAAGAAAAAGCCACAGGTTACACAATATTTAGATTTTTTAATGTTAGTGGCACCGATGGCAGGAACCGACAACTAGGCACGCCTTCTCATCTTATTAGAGTTGCTGCTATGTGTGCTGCGGGTAAAATACCAGAGATTAACATCTATGGAACTGACTATCCTACTCGCGACGGCACTTGTATCCGCGATTACGTACATGTGGTTGATCTTGCAACAGCTATTGTAAAAGCAGTGGAAACTGGACCTGTAAACACACCATATGAATGCTTAGGATCTAATACCGGATGGACCGTATTAGAAGTCTTAGATACAATGGAACGTGTAACAGGTATTAAACTCAACAGAATTTACACAGACAAAAGGCCCGGGGATGCAGTATCATCTGTCGTTGACAAGCTAAGTAATTTTATCACATTAGAAAAAACCTTAGAAGATATGTGTTTGGATCAATACAACTTTGAAAGAACAAAAAATGTTAAATAAATTTGTAGGAACTTATCCTACGTTTAACACAGCAAGAGAAAATTATGAATTAATAAAGGCAATGGTACAGAAATGAACAAAACATTTTACACTTGGCAAGACGTTGAAACAGCAGCGGATTCAATATTATTATCTATGTATAATAAAATGTGGACGCCTGATTGTATTGTTGGATTAACAGGGGGCGGATTGCCACTGGCACTTATTCTTAGCCATCGTATTGGTGTCCCAATGCACACACTCAAGGTACAACTTAGAGATGGCATGCCCGACGAAGATACTGAAATCAATTGCTGGCTTCCAGAAATGGCGGCGGGTTATGTGCCTGAAGAAAAAAGAGCAGTAACTAAAAGTCGTTGGGATATTAAACTTCGACACAACATTCTTGTTGTTAATGACATCAACAATACTGGTAATACGTTTAAATGGATTAAGAAAGATTGGGAAAGCAGTTGTTTCCCCAATGAAAGAGAAATGTGGAATAGCGTATGGCACGGCAATGTTCGCTTTGCAACAATGACACAGAACTGGGGTAGCAGCATTGGGACAGATTTTTGGTGGCACGAAGTTGATAAAAGAGAGAAAGATGAATGGTTGGTTTACCCTTGGGAGAAAGATTCATGGCTGAAAAAAGCGTAAACGGTCCTTGGACCGATGTAGTTATAGATACAAAAACCTATACAGTGTTTAGAGATGGGTTCCCGGTTACAGAAGGCCATTTACTGTTTGTGCCTAAAGAAGAAACTATGGAATGCTTAATGGCTTGTTATAAAGCTGCATATGCATGGGGCTACGGATGGGTGAAAGAAAATTACTGTGATGGATATAATATAGGACAGAACATAGGAGAAAGTGCAGGGCAAACTGTTATGTGGCCGCATGTGCATCTTATTCCTAGAAGAACAGGTGATATAGCTGATCCACAAGGTGGAGTACGTCATGTAATACCCAAGATAGACAATTACAAACAACAAGAATTTGATTGGGATAATCTATCCCATGGACAAACAGCATAAGGAGAAACATGCAATGACATCATTAAGAAAAATAATGCTTGACGCAGTACGTAAACATGCAGAGGCACACATCGAAAAGCATCGTTTAAACATCGAAGTTTACTTAACCAATCCAGTTGGTGTAGGTGAGCATTCGGATATCATGGATGCTATTGAAAAAGAATTAGCACACATGGCTGAATACGAAGATCATCTTGAGATTCTTAACAAATATTTTAAAGAGTGATTGACAAAAATCTAAATATATGGTACAATGCTGTTATGTGTTGTACCATTTTCTATGGCAATCCACTGCCTTAACATCGGAGAAATAATGAAAACTAGTAAAAAAATTAAACAGCGTATTGAAGAAGCAGGCGAAAGATATTGGGCAGGCGATAATATTAGCAAGTTTGTTAAAGAAGGCGAACTCGATGAACTAATTGATGAACTAACTGAAAAGTTTGAAGATGTTTTAGATAGTTTAGTAATTGATCGTAAAACTGATCCTAATAGCATGGATACCGGTAGACGTCTTGCAAAAATGTATGTTAAAGAGTTAATGCAAGGCAGATACTATCCTATGCCGAATGCTACTGCATTTCCCAATCATACAAATGAATCGTATAAAGGTATGTTGGTTGTTCGCAGCGAACTAACAAGTATGTGCAGTCATCATCATCAACCAGTAAAAGGTGTTGCTTATATCGGTATTATTGCAGCAGATACACTAATTGGTCTTAGCAAATATACAAGAATTGCACAATGGTGTGCAAGACGTGGAACATTGCAGGAAGAACTTGCAATGGATATTGCACGTGAAATTAGCAAAGCAACTGGTTCGGAAGATGTTGCTGTTTACATTCAGGCTCAACACGGGTGTTGCGAAAATCGAGGCATTATGGCACATAGTAGTCTTACACAAACAACCGTTCTCGAAGGTGTGTTTAAATCAGACAGTGGTGTTAAGAAAGAGTTCTACGACAACATTAAGCTACAACAGGAGTTTGCACCAAGATGAATTTTTTGAAAAAATTAGTTATTAAATGGGTTAGAGAAGATTGGGACTCTGAAAGAGCTGTAAAAGGAATTCCATCACCTGTGAGTGTTGATCACAGTAGGATAGAAGATGACCCAGTTCTTAACTTTCGCATTTACGATGCACAAAATGGAAAGATTCTTGAATTCAGTAAATACGATCGAAAAAACGATAGATGTAATAGATCTATATACATTATCGAAAAAGACAAAGATATTACTGAATATGTTGGCAAGTGCCTAAGTTTGGAGTTGTTACGATAATGAAATTACGTTACAGTGAAGCATTTTACAGTGTACAAGGCGAAGGTGCTTTTGTGGGAGTACCGAGTGTATTCCTACGTACCTTCGCTTTATGTCGTAAGTTTAAAGTTTAGGCATAAATATATGCATGAAACAGATACTTATGATTAAAGAATGTAAGATTACCGGGTTAAGATATCTTTGTAAATGTGTAGAAACAACCGACCCATACGTTTATCACGGAAGTGGCATTAGATGGATTAATCATTTAAAAAAATATCACAAAAATTGGTCTCGGTCGTGCGATGTGACAACTACCGTTTTAGGAATTTATGACAATAAAGAAAAACTTAAAGAAGCAGGTAGTTATTATAGTAATCTTTTTAACGTAGTTAACGATCCCAACTGGGCTAATATTATACCTGAATCAGGGGATGGCGGCTGGATCAATGATCAAACTGGCAAAACTTGGAAAATTAAAGATACATCTAAAATGAAAAATAAAAAGACTATTACAGAAGCTGTAACAAAAGCTAGAGAATCTATTAAAGGAATCAACAATCATCAATTTATAGGATGGTATGTTACTCCCTATGGAACTTTTGAATCACTCTATCACGCTATAGAGAAGGCAAATGAATTAAGAAATCAAGGGATAATCGAAGTCATTTTATCAGAAAGTGTTCTGAGAAAATATTGTCGTTTAGAAAATAATACAAAATTAAGCGCCGAAGGAAGACGAATTCCAAAATTGTGGAGAGGGAAAACTCCAAACGAATTAGGCTTTAACTTTATAGAAAAGGATAAAAATTGAGAAAACTTAGATATAGTGAAGCATTCTATAGTCTGCAAGGAGAAGGGCAGTATGTTGGAGTGCCGAGTATTTTTTTAAGGACGTTCGGTTGTAATTTCAGATGTGCTTCATTCGGATTGCCACGTGGAACCGAAAAAGGTCGTTACAATCCCGAAGTTGCTAAATTAATCGAAGACGGTGTACACGAAACTATAGAACGTTTCGAAGATCTTCCACTGGTTTTTACAGGATGTGATACATACGCAAGCATATATCCAGAGTTCAAACATCTTGTTATGGACAAAACCATTGATGAAGTTGTAGATCATTTGTTGAGTTTGACTCCAGAAGGTTCGTGGACTATGGAAAATGGACAAGATGTTCACCTTATTATGACCGGTGGTGAACCATTACTTGCTTGGCAGAGACTATATATAGAACTGTTTGAGCATCCTAGAATGAAAGATCTAAAAAATGTTACTTTTGAAACAAATACTACACAATGGCTACACGATGAGTTTAGAGAGTACCTCGGAACTGGTGCAAGATTTAAAACAACGTTTAGTTGCAGCCCAAAGCTATCCGTTTCGGGAGAGTCTTGGGATGATGCTATTAAGCCTAGCATTGCTCGCCAATACTTTGATATTCCTGGTGTTAGCCTATACCTTAAGTTTGTTGTTGCTGACAACATTGATGTGGAAGAAGTTGGTCGTGCTGTTGAAGCCTATCGTGCTGAAGGTGTTGAATGTCCCGTTTATCTTATGCCTGTGGGCGGCCGCACAGAAGGTTATAATCTTACCGTTCAAGAAGTTGCAAAACTGGCGATGGCGAAAGGATGGCGATTCACCCCAAGACTTCATGTGAGCTTGTTTGGCAATAGGTGGGGTGCCTAAATAGTTGTATAAAAGTATAAATACTCTAGTAGATAACTATTGGGGTATTTATATGACAAATCCGACAAATAAATTTAGTAAAGATGATTTTATAAAAAAAGTGTATCAAAATAACAATAATATTAAACTAGTTGAGCCATTTGAATATATTGGAGTAGATAGCAAATACAAAATAATCTGCACTCATGGAGAACACGATGTCCTTGGTTGGGCATTAACAAAAGGAAGATCTTATTGTTGTAAAAAAGGTTACTGGGAATCAAAGAAAAAATCCGATGAAGTTGCTACAAAAGAATTTATTGACAAATCTAAAAATATATGGACAGAAGGCACCATTGATTATTCAAAATGCAAAGCAAAAGCTGATGCGGCAAATAAAAGTCATAAGGTTAAACTACGCTGTATTATTCATGATGTTTGGTTCGAGCAGCACGTAGGTTCTCATTTAGATGGTAGGTTTGGTTGTTCAAAATGTAAAAGTGAGATGTATTCTGAAATTACTAAAGAAAAACACAATAAAGGAATATTAGGAGGCAAGTCTTGGAGATCAATTAGCAAGGGAGAAACACAATGGTTAAACGAGTTAAATGTTCCTGAAAGACAATATCGTTTAACAGATGTTGAATATTACACAGTAGATGGATATGATTCAAATACTAACACCGTATATCTTTATCATGGAAGATTTTGGCACGGCTGTCCGGATACATATGATCCAGAAGAAACTCATCCTGTTATAGGAATAAAAATGAAGGATCTATATGAAAAAACTTTACATTATGAAGACAAGATCAGAGAAGCAGGATATAATTTAGTAGTTAAATGGGGAGATTAATATGTATCTAGATAGAATATTTAATTTAATAGATATTATAAAAAACAAATTTAAGAAAAAGACTATAGAACAGGATTTAGACGATTATCTAGATTCGGAAATGCCTGGGGAACTTGATAAAATAATTCCTTACACAACAGGCGTAAACACAGACGAACAATTTGAAAAGATAAGGAAAGATTTATGAAAAATTGGATTAAACGCATTACTGGAGTTGCAGATATCGAAGCTGCTGTTAATGCACTAGAAGCCAAAAGAATTCAAGAACAAATTGAACTGGATCGCCTTCATCAAGAACGCATACTTGCTGAAATTGAAACACAGAAAGCTATTGAGGATACTGAACTTGCCAAGCTTTCTCCAAAAGACCGTGCAACTCGCAAAGAAGAAGCCTACATTTCTGTTATTGATACTAAGATAAATCCAGAAAACATACGCAACGGATTTTTTGAACTGGATTGGAACAGCTATTTTATCAGAGATTTAATATTCAACGGATACGGCACAGAAGCAGATCCTGAGGAAGAAATTGTAGATCGGTGGTTTCGTGATATAGTATACCAAATGCTTACTGATGAAGGCCTTGACATACAGCGAGGATCCGGTTATATTAACGTAGTTCCAATAGCTAAAGGCAAATCTGAGGTATCATGACAACTTATATTCTTGTGGACACAGCCAACACTTTCTTTCGCGCGAGACACGTTGTTAAAGGGGATATAGATACCAAGGTTGGTATGGCTATACATATCACTCTTCAAAGTATCAAAAAAGCATGGACTGACTTTCATGCAGATCACGTGGTATTTTGTCTCGAAGGTAGATCGTGGCGCAAGGATTTCTATGCACCATACAAAAAAAACAGAGCCGATGCTAGAGCTGCGCTAACATCGCGAGAAGAAGAAGAGGACAAGATTTTTTGGGAAATCTTTGATGAATTCAAAGACTTTGTGATCAACAAAACCAATTGCACTGTAATGCGCAATCCTGTGCTTGAAGCAGATGATTTGATTGCTGGTTGGATCCAGAATCACCCCGAAGATCAACACATCATTATTTCTACTGATGGAGATTTTGCTCAACTGATTTCTCAAAATGTGAAGCAATACAACGGCATTGCTAATATGACCATTACTGTAGACGGCTATTTTGATGAAAAAGGTAAAGAAGTAATTGATAAAAAATTGAAAGGCCCTCGCCCGTCGCCGAATCCGCAAT